GTTTTGCCGGTCTAAAAACTATGTACAAAAAGTCCCCAGTCTAATTATGATGATTTTTACTTTTTTAGACTGCGAGGAGAAACGATGAAATTTGGATACGCTAGAATCTCAACCCCAAAACAATCTTTAGAAAATCAAATAGCACTTTTAAAAGATGCCGAATGCGAAAAAATATTTACAGATGTGATTTCGGGATACAATTCCCAAAAACCTCAATTTGAAAAACTAATGGAGCTCTTAAGAAAAGGCGACACTGTCATGGTAACCGGAATTGATAGATTAGGAAGATCCACCAAAGACCTCTCTCTTTTAATAGAAGAATTTCATCAACGGGAAATTGATCTAGTTATCCTGGGATATGATATGGACACGCGCACTGCATCCGGGAAAATGGTCTTCAACTTTATGGCCATGATTGCCGAAAACGAAAGAATGAGAAATCTAGAAAGAATTCGCCAAGGAATAGATGGGGCAAGAAAACGGGGAAAGCATATTGGACGCCCTCGAGCTCTAGAGGAAGTAAAAATTCGTCGATTAAAAGAATTATATGGAGAAAAAAAATTAAGCATCAAAGAGTTGTGTATGATGTATAACATCACAAAACAAACCCTTTACAATTACATCCAGGATACCTAATGAGTAAATTAAATTCTTCAGAATTGTTTCAAATGTTTATCTTTCAACTTCGAATTAAAAAGAATCACTATGAAAAAATCCACCGCCAGTTTATAAAGGATAGAGCTGGCCCCACCATTCAATTTTCTCGAGGGATTATCGAAGGGGTAAATGAAGCCCTAAAAGAGGCAGAAAACTTAATGTACCCAAAACCAGAGTAGGTCTTATGGAAAAGAGCCAAAAAGAATTTTCCCCTTCCTCTTCTCACAAAATAACTCAAATAGAAGAAAGACTCCAAAGAATGTGGGATTGTCTTCTTCATATGAGTGACAAAATAACTGAAATCAAATATCTTATTAAGACTAGTAAATCTAATTAAAAGTAAGAGAGAGGAATTATGGCATCCCTTTCAATTGAACAAATGGATTTATTTGAAGGAAAATTATTTCCCGAATTTATCCACGCAGAAAAAATACGAGCTTTAGAAGAACAGCAAAACAACCTTCGGCGCGGTCTTTTTAAAAGATGGAATGAACAGGAAAAAAAGATTGAGAGCCTTTCATAATCTCTGGAAAAACTGGTAAAACTGTTAGAAACCTAGATAAAAAATGGAACTTTACAATATGAAAATATCTCTGTTGGATGAAATACTAGCGGATCCTTCTTGGACTCTCGCCGAAGTAGTGGATGTTATTGATTTTTATATGGATGGAGCTCCCCCCGAAACAGTTGCAGAGGTAAAAGAAGATTTAAAGCATGCGTTTTCTTAAGAAGAAAATAGTTGGGGGCTATTTTTTTCCATTTCTTCTAAAAACTCTTTAAAAGGGCGCGAACAATACTCTTCTTGTTCTTTCATGAGACGTTCGCTTTGTGCTGCTTTCCATTCTAATTCTTCCTTTCTTTTTCTATCCAACTTTGCTAGCTCGTTTTTCATTTCTTCCTCATGTTTTTGATGGCATGCGCACGCACACTTTTGGGAAATTTCTTTAATTTTAACAGGACCCTTATAAAAAAAGCTCCCTATAAGTGTACCAAGGAAAAATATACCTATGAACGTACCGATTTTTTTACTTATTTCCAAATCTTTTTCGTGCCTCTTCTTCTTGACGTCTCATCCTTTCTTCATCTTGCTTAACCCGACGCGCTTTGTCTTCTTCAAATGCCTTTTTTTCTTCGGCTTTTCGCCGCTCCATTTCTTCTTGGCGACGCCGTTCTCTTTCTTCTTTTTCCTTTTTCTCGCGAGCTTCTCTCTCTTTTCTTTCTTGGGCTTCTCTTGCGTCTTTACGGGCTTGAGCCTCTTGTCTCATGCGTCTTTCAGCTTCCTTTTTAATTCCTTCTTCATCCGCATGAATATCCAGACTGTGAGAGAAAGCATGTAATTTATTAGAGACTCCGGAAACTTTCAGGATTCCAATGGATAGTAGCCCACACAATCCCCAGTACGCATAAAATCGAAAAGAACTCTTCATAGTTAAACTCCATATATTTACCTCCCGAATAAGGGATTGATATTTATACATAGAAACATAACATATCTCACAATTAAGGGATATAAAGTGTTTATTTTTTCCCGCACTTTCTTTTCACACAAGCGCGAATTCCGGCAGGATTAGGGGCATTGCGAGCATAAGAAAGGGCTGCGCTACAACGTTTTTTAGTATTAACGGGATAGGTTCCCTGAGCGGCTCCCCCAGAAGGGCCGCAAAAATCTCCTTTCGAGACTTTTTTGTACTTGCCGACGTTACTACTTCCTCGTTTTTTTGAGAGCTTTTCTTCTTCGCCGCGTTTGAGGGACATTCCTTTTCCGATTTTTACACGGTCTTTTTTCTTCGCACTCTTTACAGCACGCTTTCTTTTTCTTGGAGCCATTTTTTTTCTCCTTTAATGACTTAATTAAATCTTTGTCTTCTTTAATTTCGTGCTTATATCCTTTGATATCGCCTTTTAAATGTTTAATGACTTTCTTTCTCATTTTAAATAACCATTCTATAATATTCATAGACTCTATCCATCACTTGGAGATGGTCCAAAATGAAGATCCATCTTTTTTTCTTCCTTAAAAGGCTCCGGACCTTCTTTGTAACTACGCGTAACTAAAGAACATCCCACTAAAGTAATAAAGGGAACAAACACTAATGCTTTAAATATCTTTTTCATTTATAATTTTCCTTTTCATTGATTCTTCATAATCATCGTAATAACACCATTTGTCAATATGGCCTAATCCCTCTCCTTCTCGAACTGTCATTTCAAAAAAGTTTCCCGGCTTACATCCTTTATAGTGCGCCAAAATGTGAGCACCTTCCTCAGGCATATGAGGGAAACAATGCCAGCTCATCTCTTCTTCACCTTCTTGACTTTTTTAGGAAGCTTTTTCCCTTTGGGAGTATGGCGTTCCCACTCTTTTGCCATTTTAGGTTTGTTAGCATGCATCCATGCTCTTTGACTTTTAGATTTAAAAGGCATATGATCCTCCTTAAACTAGAGAGTTTTCTTACGTCCACTCCCTAGCCTGCAAACAGAGCACAAAGTTATCTTTTATGCATTTTTTTGCGGTAATGACGAGCCATATATTTGTGATGAGCGGATGCCATATGATTTCTATATGCATCATCCATCTTGCGATCTCCACTATAAGCATGTCCGGTAAGATGTTTCATCTCACCCTTAGATTCATCTCTTCTATCTTTGAGAGATTGCTTATGAGAGCCACGATGTCTCATCCCAAGGGATTCATCTAGCCGATCATCATACCCTTGTTTTTTTCTTTTCATTTTAATCTTCCTCTATTTTCGTTGATTTTAACTATCTTAAGTTCTACTTCATCGTTAGGCACTTTCTTAGATTTTTTACGTAGGTTTCCTCTCTGGTTCATATTCAAACCAGGAATAGTTTCCTCCGCAATTTTCTGAGCCTTTCCTGAAGGTCTGGGCATCGCCATGATTAATACATGCTGTCTGATTGATGTTTTTCGATCTTACGAACGCTATCATCAATGTTATCGTCAATGCCTTTATAAGTATCATCCAGGTAGTAATTATCAACGTAATCACATTTTGGATAGTACTCATGTACAACGTGTTGAGGAAGATTTGCTGGAGCAGAATGATCTTCGGAAAGCATTCCCATATATCCAGAATCTAGACCTTCTTTGTGATGACGGCCTTCTTCATACCGCTTCATCCCACGACTCTCGTCGCGTCGGTCTTTTCGTGTTTGATGGTATTTATGAACCATTTTTTTCTCCTTCAGCCATAACGGCCAATTCTTCAATGTTTGGGGTTTCAACCTGCGTTTCTTCCTTCCGAGCTTCCCCGGATTGCTGACTTTCAATGTAATCGGCTAACCTAAGAAGTTTTTCGATCTGATCTAAGTCCATTCCTTCCAGCTCTTTCATAGCCTTCACTTTATGGAGGGTTCCTAAATCGCGATCTTTTTCGGATTCAGCGAGTCGTTCGACTGCTAATGCGCGGTTTTCTTGTACTCGCGAGGCTCTTTCCAAACCAAGCCCCGCATTTGCCTCTGCCCGTGCATGGAGGTCTTTTGTTTTGGCCTCTTGTTCGGCCATTGCAGCTTGAAGTTGCATTTGTTGCAGTTCTTGCTGCTGACTTTCCTGAAGGTCAATCGCTTCCACGAGCTCTTTTTTGTTTTGAAGCGTAGATGCCTCTATCAGGATGTCATTGGGTATGGGAAGACCAAGTTCTCTAAGAGCAATGAGTTGTTGGAACATCATCTGTCTCTGTGTAGAGGTATTATTTCCTTCTTCTATCGACACATCGTATTTCCCAAATGCTTTCGAATAAAACTGAGGAGAAGGTTCTTCACCAATAATTCTTTTAATTTTTCCCGGAGAGAAGTTGGTTTGAATAAGCTGGAGAAAAAGGCGCCCGAGGGTTTTCTGAGAATAATCCAGTTGATCAAACAAAGTTTGCAAGGTAGTGAGGCCTGCTCCCTGACGAAGCATTGAGAGAATTCCCGCTTTATCATCTTCAGCACTTCCGAGAAGTTCTTCATTTACTCCTGAGATTTGTTGGATTTCTTCTCCTAAAATCTTAGAGAGTTCGATCATGGAGGGGGGAACACTAGGCGGTTGAATTTGCTCTGCGTCCGTCATTTGAGCGTCTTGTTTAAGAGCCAAGCCTCTTCCTTGCCCCTGGAGAAATACATCTTTCGGGTTAACGAGAGAGTCTGCTTTGTATTTCCATCCAGAGTTTATTTGAGACTCCAAAATATCCAGCTCAATCACTTTACGGCGATTATAGAGATATTGAGAGTCTCGAAGCCCTCTCACCACTCCTTGAATCCTCCAGGGAAAATAAGGAATCTGTGGGTCGTAATAACCCAGGACCGGCACGAAGGGGTAGGGATCGATGCCCATGGGGTTAGGGCCGTGGTACATTACCACTCCTTGAACAACGATCGCTAGTTTAGTAGTTTGAATTTCATTATCAATTACCGTGATTTCGGGAAAACGGGAAAGGAAAAGGTCTAAATCGTCATCCTTTCCTGTCCATTCCATTGTTTCACCAGTCTGAACATCGACTAAAAGTTTTTGAGTGCGGTAGTCCCGATACCAATATTCATCATACGTGAGAAGTTCTTTCATCCCATAGTTATAAGCTTCTGGCATGAATTGAAACTTTCCGTCTCGATTTCCACGGGCATAGAGTTTATCTATTTCAGATTTGCGATCAGGAAGAAGGGCTTTTATCTGAGTCTTCGTAAGCCATTTCCGAGTCCAAACGTAGTTGCAATCACTTAGATCGTGTTTTTTAAAGAAAGGATCAATAAGGTAACCATTATAAGACACATTATCAACACAGATATCTCCATTTATTGGGTCCTCCCGATAGTCCATCCACACAGATAGAAGATTCATGCCGGTGGTAACGGCGCCATCAAAAGCTTGAGAAATCGTCTCTAGGGTATTGTCTCTATTCATCGACCAAAGCATGATTTTAGAGAATTGATCGGCCGTAAGTTCATCAGAATTTTCAATGGGAACTGCAATGGAACTCTTACGATTGCGCCTTTGGTATCCAGTAATCATGTTACAGATACGACGAATCCTATTGAAATTAAAAACGCGACGGCGAAAGGCAGGCAAATTCCCGTAAATGTCATTCCAAAGCGTTTGGTCTCCGGCTTTAAATCGTGAATCGATATCAGCTTCGGACCAAAAAGATTGGTTAATCGTTATACTGTTAGCATACGCATTTTCCATCATTAACTTTACATCCTTATCATTTTCAGTCTGATAAGAATAAAAATCGCTGTCTAATTGAGGAAAAAGGGTCATTAGGCTACTCCTTTTTCTCTATATGCAGAAAGAAAGACTTCCATTCCATATTTTTTAATTATTTCCTTGTCAATTGTATTTGAAAGATCCATCGCGCTTATTAAAACGTCCATTCCCACCTTATCCTCGATATAAAGACGCAAAGTTTTTTCCCAAAACCTATCCGCGTTTTCTTTAGTTAATAAAGCTTGTGCAATTATTTTTTGCTCTTTTTGTTGAGATAATACCATTAGCAATAAGATCCTTTATTATTATCTTTAAAGAAGTCGGGAAGTTTATGCTCCCCTCCAAAATGAGCTTCGTGATATTTAGCCTCAATCTCATCAGCACTTAGATTATCAGCGGTTTTGGATAATGAAACCGCAAGATACCTAAAAGCGTCAGCATAATGGCTGCTCCAATCGTGAAGAGGACGAGGTAAATAAACTTTTTTCTTGGAGTCATATTCTTGCCTATAATTTTCAAGTGCTTTGATTAAATCTGAGCATTTTTCCCCATCAATCCATAGTTTAGAAAAAAGAGAACGGCAAGCTTCTATCCCGTCCGGAACTTCATATTGAGGAGCCACAGTAAACTGGATACCGAGTTGACGGGCCTTTTCAAATCGAGTAATGCCGGATCCCCATTCCTTCACACGAATATCGTGGGGGCCGATGTGAGTTCCATAGAGATAGGGTTTATTAGCGAGAACCTCGGCATAGTGCTCGATACCTTGCTTGCTGTTCTCGTAACAGTCGATAATGCGAAGAGTTTGACCGATCTTCTGGAAAAAAATAATTGATGTTTGATCGCGAACTCCAATATCCCAGGCAGTGTGAACCTTAAACCCTGATTCCCAAGGAACGACTCCTATCTGTTCGTTTCGTTTACATCTATCAATATATTTATTATAATAGGAGCCCTCAATACCCATATCGAAAGAGGTGTAATACTCCTGTTGAATCATGTCCTCCGACATCAGTCCTTCGCGCCGTTCTTTTTCGATTTCGGAGAGCGGAATGTGCTCTGTATCTTCAACAGTGAGTTTGTAGGAAAACCAGTCAGGGGACTCTTTGGAAAGTTGATAGAGAGTCCAAAGATGGTTTTTCCCACGAGGCGTTGAAATAAAAAGGGCCCAACCCCCATTGGCCGTCAGGATCGGACGTATGTATTGATATGCTAAAGGATCTTGCAAGGCATACTCCGAGAATACGCATCCTCGAGGGTTAGTCCCCATGAGGGAATC